TTTGATTATCATTTTGATGCTGTCTTGGTCTTGGAGAGTCTTCTCCAAGATTGCGCTGGCTAAATCCTGAATCTTCACCTCGTTAAATGCAGCCAAAGCCTTAAGCCTCCCATGTAACTCTTTACGCACAAGAACACTACGATAAGACTGATTAGACCTCACTTTCAGACTCTCCCAATCTTGTACCTAGACAAACTTCCAGTCTTACTCCGCAAAGCATACAAGTAATCCGCAAGAAGCATAGGCTCCTTCCCCAACTCCAAAGCAACCTCCAACGTCTGATCCCTCGCCCTAAGATAATACTCAACACTAACAACCCGATAATACCCATCAGCATTCTCATTCGGCAAAGTAACCCAAATCCTATCTCCAGCCAAAACAGGCGTAGCTCCATAGTCGATAACGCTGCTTGAAACCCTAAGATACTCCGCCGTGCCACTCAGATAGTCATACAACGCCTTAGCCCGCAACAAACACTCATTATCACTATGCAACTCCTCATCTGTCTCAGCCAACTCCCGAGAACCCGACCCATAAGAAGCACTCCATCGGGCACTGTCAAAGAAAAGATTATCAACCCAAAAGCTGCCAGTACCAGTTCCCGGAAAATGCACATCCCACAAAACCTCGTTGATTACCTCCCAGTTAAAACCGTCATCCACCCAACTCCACTCATTCTCATATTTTGGACCCGCATTCAACTTAACCAAAAGCCACTGATCCTCCTGAGAAATAGTAAACTCACGCTGCGCAAAAAGTCCAGCATTATCCATCAACAATATGCTAGCCTGATTCTTGAAAGCCGACTCACGATTAATCTGAAACTGAATACTCGGAAACTTGCTAAGATCTGGCTGATAACCCGACGGAACAACCAAACGCAAACGCCCATAATAATCAGGCGTGTTCGTCGTATGCTTAACACTATACGCTCCAACCTGAACCCTATCAGTAGCAAGAGAAACACTTCCAGTGCCACCTCCACTCTGCCAATCATTAACCGAATCATTGTTAATGTCTAACGTTTCAGTCCAAGCGTCACCATCACTAGGATACTTCTTCTCAGCTGCACCAAAAACGAAAATCTTGTCTCTCCTTCGAAAAATGCTCTTACGATACTCGCTAACTTCAAGGCGCTCAGAAAGACTCACAGACGACGTCTTACTGTTCCTCGGAAAAAACTCGAACTTACCATCCGGCGCCACACGAAAGTCAAATCCGATAACTCCTGCCTTATCAGCGCTTCCCGCAATATACTTCAAAATATCAAAGACAGGCGTGTTTTCATACTCCAACCTGGTATAAGTCGTATCCGTGTCCTCAATCAGCTCAACTGAATCACGAACATGACTCAAACCCACAAAATAGTCAATTAGGTCCTTGACAATCGCCTCGCCTTTTTGATTCTCATAGGTCTTAGTAACCACTCTGCGAAAGAGACGCTCTCCCCAGCAACGCCCCAAAACCCGCATATAATTTTCCCCAACAGCATTTGATACGGCTTGAATCTCCTCAACCGTTATAGTTGCAATCAAAGGCGTGTTGACACCTCTCCCAATGCTTATGCTTCCATCATCACCCACATTAATAGGATAGGCTCCGCTTGGACTATACTTTTTATCAAAATTTTGGAGTAGGCAATTGAAACTTGAAACCTCCTTGGTGGCGCCCAAATGCACCTTCAATTCTAAGACATCGCTTTGAGGCGGCGTGACAGAACCGAAAACAACGGCGCAAACAGGCAAATCTACACTCAATATTCCACACCCTTACGATACAGCTCTTCTTCGCCAGCACGCCGAACATTACGAGTATGACTAGGCATCTCAGCAACAGCAGCGTTATATTCTCTCACCGAAGCAGTAGCCGCGTTCATCTGTGAAGCAAAATGCCACATGGCAGCCGCAGCAGCAACAATCACAGCTATGCCTACTCCAGTCAAAGCCAGAAAAGTCGCATAACTTATGTTCAAAGCGTTTTGAGCAGCCGTCGCAATCCAAGTTGCAGCCGCATAGACTTTCTGAGCAACAGCTACTCCCCAACTGGTTCGCATAAACATACCCATAACCGTTACAACCGCCATAGCAGAATTGAAAACCTTAGCCTGTTGATCGCTTAAAACTCCCATCTGCGATGCAATATACCCTACAGCTACACCAGAAGCGCCAAGCCCCGCAAAGGCAGCGCCAACACTCTTTATCCGCGCCGACAAAGCTTCAGCATCAACCTGTATGCGGCTAAACTGGGCGCTTGCCTGGTTTACAGCACGCACAGTGACCACAATTTCCCTGAAACTCATAGCATAGCCTCCCGTCTTGCATCTTCAATAGCCTCAGAAATTATGGCTTCAAGCCGCGGCAAACAGCGCTGAACAGCTGGATACAAATAAGGTCTCGCACGCATATAACGCGTGCCAAACTCAACAAACATAGCATAAGTAGCCTCAGCCCCTATCTCCGCAACCCACTCTTGAACTTTAGCATAGATTGAGCTGCGTAAACGACCTGTGCGAACCGGAACAATTCTCTTGGCTAAGGCTTCAACATCTGCAGCCCAGCTGGCAAGCCGCCTACGAACATGCCCTTGCATTCCAGAGTCAAGCCTAGCCATGGCTGCCTTAAAACGCTCAACGCCTTCTATGTCGATGCTGACTTCAACGCCCACGCCATTTCGCCTCTTTCTCCGCCCTTTTACGCTCTTCCTCCATCTGCCTATCTAACTCGTTCAAAATCACAATGAACTCTTGGATTGTTTTGGCTGGTTGCTTAGCAAGTTGGTTTGGTGTCCACCCGAACTCTTTGCAGAGTCTGAAGTCTGTGACTGCTGGGTGAGGCTTTCCTCTTCTGATGGCTCCGATAAAAAACGAGTCTCCTTAACCGTTACGCCGCAGAGCCTGTTAACAACTTGGCTGAAAAGCTCGCCTAAAGCTATTGGGATGCCATCCTCTTCGCTGAGCAGCTTCTCAAGGGTTATAGGCTTGTTTGGTGGCTGTTCCCTTAGGGAAGCCTGAATGGTCTCTGCTTGAATTGCTATATAGTCGCTGCTCCTTACTTGGCCTGTTACTGGATGATACTTTGTGTGTTTCTGGATTATTCGGCTACGTTTTGCCCATGTTATCTCCTGAAAAACGTATTTGCCAGCGTATTCCTTCCCAAAACGTTGATCTATTTCAACCGTTTCTTTTCGCATGTTAGGCACCTCAGCTGATTGCAACGGTTTTCGCTACGAAAGCAGCTTTGACAGCTACCAGGTCCTCGATTCTAACTACGTTTTTCACGTTCTGCCATTTGCAATTGCTGAAAACCGCCTTGTTTGTTCCGCTGAGCCCGAACTCTAAGCTAAATTCTGTGTCAGCGAGAACCTCGTCGTGTTCTTCCTTGCTTTCAAATTCGAAGGTTAACTCGCCGTAAAGGTCTCTCTGGCGTTCCTGCAGATACTTGAGAAGCTCTCCGCTTGTGCTGCGAATAACAGGCACACGTTTCAAATGATTCTCAATGCTCCATGCCCAATCGGTTACTCTGTCCAATGTAGTCGTGTCTTTTTTGACATAGCTCTCATTGTACGCCACAGCTCCCGTGTAGTCGGCATAGGTGGCTCCAGTAATCTTTGCCGTCCCAATAACCACATTTTGACCCAACAGCTCAACGCTTGGCACGGTTATGACCGCATTCTCGCCTTCGATGTCGGTCAACTGCACCGTGACCTTGTCGATTTTCATGCCTTTGAAAACCAAGTCAATGATTGAGGTTCGCTCGTAGATTGCCTCAATGCTCATGCTGTTCAAGTTTTGAGCATACAGTAGAAAATCAATGGGTGCAGCACTTGGGATAAGGTAGCCAAATTTCAATGTAGGCTTACGCAAGCCCTTTTTAATTGTGTCAAGGTCTCTGCTGCCAATGCCTCGAAGCTTCAAGAGACCAGAGTCAATGTTGTGTTCCACATCGAAAGCTGTTTTCAAACCAAGCATGCTTGGAGTAGCAGGTGTTTCTCCATAGTTTGTTTCTTGCACATAGTAGACTTTGGCTTCATGTGCTCCATATGCCATTTTCATTCACCTCTCTATGTTTCGGGAACATTTTCAAACATCCATCCTGTGACCATGAATTCGGAATGCCAGAGAAACGGCTTAACAAAAGTTTCATCTATATCACGGTAGTTGCCAAATTTTACATGGGTTATGCCTTCAATAGTTAAGACGCATTTATCATAGTCGCAGTATAGCACAGCTGGGGTTACGCCGTCGCTTGGGTTTGTTGTTCGCGCTAAAATATAGATGTAGCCTACGCCTGAAGAGTCCATGTCGATGTAATTGGTGAGGTTAGAAGTCAACGTTATCGTGATAGTCTCGTCGGCTCCCCCAGTTCCTGTTGCAGGGTTTTCCCATGCCGAAGTGACATGGTTCCAAACTTTAACAGTTACACCATTCGCCGCTGGAGCTGTGCCGTAACCCTCAAAACTCAAAACAATTTTCTTGACATTGTTTTCATGGGGATCATATTTTGAGGTTTCAAGCTTAAACTTGAAGAGAATCATCGCATACTCCAGATTCACAGATGTTGACTTGCTGAATCGACTATCATCACTATACCAAAGTGCTTGATATTCCGTGGCTGTTAACTCAACCCAGCTTGCTGATGAGGGAACCAGCTCCGATGTAGCGTCTGCATGGTAAGCGTGATGAGGCCCACTTGTGCCAAGACCATAAAAATCGTATGTGGTTTGATTAGGCTTAGTCCGTTTCTCTCGGATAATGCGAAGGATTTCCTCTCTGAGTTTTGAACGCGTTCTGCTTCCAGATTGTTTACCTGCTTTGTCAACAACCCAGCAGTCAACTTTGAAATTCAAAATTCGTTGAGACATGGAATGGTCAAGTGTAACTGGTCTAACAGCGCTGGATTGACGCAAACCAACAGTAACTTGGCCATCGTAGTTTTTGAACAGCTCTCGGTCATACCATTCACGACTGACGAAGATGCTTGCCAAGCTTCCGTCGTCGTTAATGACTCGCATGTTGTTTTTGAGCAAGCGTACAAGTGTGGCAACGGGATCTTCTACTTCAGGCACCTAAAAGCCTCCTTAAAGTGGCTCGGCGATACATGGTTTCTCCTTGAAAATCGAACTCTTGGATGTCCATAACTTCGTAGTCAACGCCTTTGCGACGTACCTTGTCATGATGTCTTATCGGTGCAAAAACATGGATGGCTAAGTAGTCGTTGATTATGTAACCTGGTTCTAGGATTACTTCTTCAACTCTTGCTGGAGAAACCAAGGCTCGAATGTCCACTGCTTCAGCGTATGACATGGTCTCTTCTGCCTGTATAATTGGAAACAATAGTATGTTTTCGCCATGGGACCACAAAATCTGTGTGAACCGAGTTGTAGGGTCTTCGTAGTTTAAGAAGAGAAGGGAAAGCCAGCTTACATTCGCCATAGGGGCTGTAATCTGTGAATACGGGGCCCCAGTACATGAATTCCTCTTTGTATTTCTCGATGATTTGCATGCTGAACTGAAAACTTGATTTGTCGTGTTCCTTTCGGATTTTCCATAGAATTCCGCTTGTTATGGCGTCGTAATAGTCGCATGCGGGAAAGCGTTTGACAACGTCAATGTAGCCAGGCCAGCAAATCGCTGGGTTATATGCTGCATGTTCTGCGTCTGCTCGAATAGACTGCACAAAATCGTAAACTTTCTGGCATGTTGGGCTCCAGCCTTCATACGTGTACATGCCCAAGAGTGCGAGGCTGATGGAGTCATCGTAAACCTCTGTTTCGTTAACGCCGACACGATGCCATGCTCCATCTCCAGTTGGCGGCGGGTCAAACCATAGATACAGATCTTCAAAGCCAGACCTTAAAAAGTCAATGGCATCGCTCATCATAGTTTCATACTTCGTTTTGTTAGCTGTGTCATAGGTTTCAGCGAGCATTTTCAGCCCGATAAAATCGTAAAGGTCTTCAACATTCATGGGTTGAGACCAGTTGTTGTTGATGTCGACGTATCTTGCGAATCCGCCGTAATACTTGTCGTGCACACCTAATTCCGACGGCTTATGTTGCATGTTGTAAAGGAAAGTGTCTCCAGCAAGTTTGGCAGCGTTGAGATAGTCAGCGGTGCCTGTTAACTCGTAAGCCTTCAGAAGCGCAGGAATGCATCGCCCAGCATCTATGCTCCAGTATTCTGTTCCTGTTTCGCTGTTTTTGAATCCGCCATAAGCATACTTCGCGTCGTCAGTGCATTGCTGAGTTAAGATAAAGTCTGCAAGCTCCACGATCTTGCTATAAATTTCGGTTTGTTCGTTTGCAAATTGACTGGCGGAATAAGCCATATAGAGAAAATCGATTGCGAAGGCTGCGGGAAAGGCACCTCGACCATAATCTGGGTCTGGGCTTTCAACCTTTCCGTTTTTGCTGACGTAATAGGCATGTTGCAAGTTGTTCTGCATTGTTAGAATGTTGCCATTTATGGTAGCAACCGTGTTCCATTCGCTGTGGGCGTCATCTTTGATTTCAACTGGGTATCCAACTTGAAAGTTTGAGCCGTCGGCAACCGTCACGTTCTTCTGTCCAGCAGGTGAGTCTTGCGTCATCACTGTAGGGATGACATAGAAATAAGGCGCGTATTTGATGATGAACTCATAGTAGGCTTGTGGGACCTTTCCCAAAATTAGCCACCCTTTAATGTTGGTTCACGTATTTTGTTCAACATGCGATTTAGCTCAGTTTGTAAAACATTCAGTGGTGGAACCCTACTGAGTACACTTACATTTTTATCTCCAACCGAGAAGCTTAATCCAACAGCAGATCCACCAGTTAGATAACATATAGCATAGATTGCCGCAAGAATCGTGATGAATTCTTTCTCCGCGTCTGTGCAATTGTTGTAATCGAT